AAACTTATATGTAAGTTTGTAACAAGTATGGATGGAGCTCTTTTCAATTAAAATACGGTGCACTTTTCAATTAGTATCTACACATCCGAATGTTCAACTCGAAAAAAGACTTCGATTTTGACTTGTGGCGTAACTGGTTACTCGATGACATAATAAAACTATGTATCAAGGCCCGAGAATCCGGGGATCTGAAATCATGGGCATTAGCACAACGTAACCTGATCGCCGCCCTTGGCGAGGCCCCGGCACAAGATATCGACCCGAAATTACTGGAAAAACACCCGATCGTAATTCCGATCCAGGTCAACAACAACACGTACAACGTGGATTTCAACAAGTTTTTAAGTCTCTCCATCGATCAACGAACGAAACTTGCCGATGCTCTCGTCGCCCCGGCAACGGACGAGGATATTATTAAAATCATAGAATCATGATCCAAAAATTACAACTGAACCCGGCACAACAAACCGGGGTTATTCTACAAGCCAAGAATAAAGTGGATATCTGGGGGCGAGGAACCGGCAAATCGGCAGGAATCGCCTGGGATATTAACCTGATCAACCGTTCCATGCCCCGGGCGTTGACTTCCGTCACGGGGCAAACCTTCGGGCAATTACTCACCCGGACACTCCCATCTACCTTTAAGTTACTTGAACTCATGGGATACAAGCAACACGCTTCAGCAAAAGATCCCGGTAATTACATCATCAATCGCCGTCCTCCCGATCACTTTATCACGCCCCATGAAAAAATCATGAAATACGACAACTTCATCAGTTTCTCGAACGGGAACGGTTTGTTACTACTATCACAAGACCGGGCGGGATCTTCCCGAGGACCATCCGTTGACTACGAAATCCTGGATGAAGCTTTAACCATCAACAAACAACGATACGATGAAGAGACATCCCCCACGAACCGGGGAAACGAGGGGATTTTCGGGACTAAAAGCCCCAGGCCAATTCCTTGGCACCACGGTTTTCACTATTCAAGTTCCATGCCCTACACGGCAGAGCAAAAATGGCTTTTAGAACTAGGTAATTATTACGAGGAAGAACGAGAGATCCGGTTGTTCGAGGTATGGAATCAAATCATTCGCCTTCAGCTAGAATTACTCGAATGTGAATCCCGGGAAGAGTTCAAACGAATCTGGAACGAAACCATTCGTCTCAAACAGAAAATCGCTCCATTCGTGAGTAAAGAAGGAACGTTATTCACCTTCGCCAACGCCTTCGACAACATAGATAACGTCGGTTTCTCGTATATCAAACGAGAATACCAGAAACAAACGTTACTAACTTTCCTGATCGAGATCATGAACATGATCGTGGATAAGGTGGAGGATTGTTATTACCCTCTCTCCGATCGTCACGTCTATTATAACTCGACAAACGACAGTTACATCCGGGATGTTGCCGAGAACACGAATTTTGATTGGAACAAACTATCGGAATCCGATTGCAGGTACGACGCGGATTGCGATCCCCGTTCCCCGATCGAGTTATCTTTCGACTGGGGAGCTCGTATTTCCCTCATGACCGTATCGCAAGAACGTCATTTCGATTTTTCCACGGGGATCGTGACCGATTACCCGATCCAAACGTTCATCAACGAGTTTTTCGTGAAACCGGACGTTCCCTCCACCATGATCAATGCCCTGATCGACAATTTTTGCAAGTATTACACGCATCACGAAACAAAAATCATACATTACTACCGGGATCGTTACGGAGATCACCGTCAGGCAAACAGTTCTCAATCATATAACGAACAAGCCATTGACAGGCTACAAAAAAACGGCTGGACAGTTATCCCGTTTGTACATCACGGCATGGAACCCCCACAACACGATAAATTCTTACTTATCCAGAACATATTGAAAGAATCCGACCAACGCTTTCCGGCCGCGAGATTTAACGGGGTAAAATGCAAATACACTCTCATTTCCATGAACAACACCCGGGTTATCGAACGGGACGGTCGCTTCGGGAAAGACAAGAAAAGCGAAAGCGCGCACTCCGGGGTTCTACCCGAGGAAGCGACCCATTTCGGTGATGCCGTGGATAAAATTTTCTGGACGAAATTCAACAATTGTCTCTACAAGTCAAATTATACATTCATACCCATCAGGCTAAAATAATACAAGACATCTTTAAAATCCAACATGAACGTAAAAAATAGAATCATTTAAAAACAAAATAAACACCTACCCTATTTCCTCCCGAACGGAATTTTACTTCAAAATCTGTCCTTTTTTCCATGTTCACTCTCCTTTATTTTAGCGGAAAAACAGGAGTAACATGGCAACAACAATCAAAAGAAACCTCGTTTTAAAAGAACTCGATATAAAAGAAGATCCGACCACCGGTAAGCAACGTGTTTTTTCTATCACTTTTGACAAGAAAAACGGGGAACGCGTTTACTATCCTCGTGCCGTTTCCTGTGGTCTAAACATGGATCTGAAAGCGAACCGTTGCCGGGGAATCCTTGCCGTTGACCAAAACGGGAACGCGATCTCTCACCCAACACCCGTGGGGATAGACCGGATCATCAAGTATAACGATTTAAGCGTTATTTTCTAATGGCAGCGAAAGTTATATATAACGATCAGGGAGTGCCATTAATGGCCTACGGGAAAAACTATTTCGCTTCAACCACGGGAATCCCAGAAAAAACAAAGTATACAGAGCAAATTCAAGACGTTGATAATACAGTCTCTATCGGGGAACACGTGTGTTGTTCTTGGGCATCCGGGAATAACTTCCCGCAAGAAGCCTCTAAAGTTATCAGCCGGACGGGAGTTTTAAACACCGGGTTAAAATTCATACACAAGGTTGTTCTCGGTCAAGGAATATTCCCTTGTCGTGTCAGTGGTTACGATGAAAAAGGAAACGAGAAACTCGAAGTTGTCAATCATCCCGAGATCATCAACCTCATGCAATCCCGCATGATCCGCCGTTATCTTGCCAACAGTTACCGGGATATCTTGAAATTCGGGATATCCTTTCCACAACTTATCCCCAATCAAGACGGTAGCAAAATCGTCGGAATAAATACCATTAACGCCCTTCATTCCAGACTAACCAAACCCGAGAATGGTCAAATAAAACACTGCATCGTTTCCGGGGAATGGCCCGATGTAAACTCTCGCAACATGGAAGTTTACCCGGTACTCGATAACTATGACCCCTTGGCAGATCTCGAAATCCTCCGGTATGAAGGCAAATTAAAAGGTAAATCTTTCATTTACCCTCTTCGAGACGAATGGGACAACGATGACATCTACCCTTTACCTTCCTGGTGGTCAGCAAAATTAGCGGGTTGGATAGACGTGGCAAATAAAATCCCCGCTTTTCTCGCGAAAGCATACGAGAATCAAATCACCTGGATGTGGCACGTGAAAATTCCATACGCTTACTGGGATAAACGATTCCCAGTAGCAGATTACCCGGATAAATCAATCCGCCAACAAAAAATCCAAGAAGAAATGGATCTGATCGAGGAGAGTTTAACCGACTCGGCAAACGCCAACAAGGCTATTTTCACGCATTACACGATCGGCACAAACGGGAAACCCGAGGAGCAATGGATTATCGAACCACTGGACAACAAATACAAGGCAGATGATAAACTATTAACCTCAGCCGCGGCAAACTCCGAGATTTTGTTCTCGCTCATGGTAAATCCGAACGTTCTCGGCGCCGGGATGCCGGGCGGGACCTACGCAGGAAATCAAGGCGGAAGCAACATCCGGGAAGCATTTCTCGTGAACGTGGCCATGGCATGGCTTGACAGGCAAAATATACTGGATCCTATCGAAACCATGTTACAATTTAACGGTATTAAAGACATCCAATTGAGATTTAGAAACACGATACTAACCACGCTGGACACCGGTTCCGGCACGCAAAAAGTAATATCATGATTTTCTCGACAGATAAAACGACCCTTTTACGGGAAATTCAAGAATTCCTCCCGTTCGCCTCGAACTACGATCTTGAACGAGTAATCCCGTTACTGGAAGACACGGAAAAACATTTTCTCACCCCACTCCTTGGCACGGATTTACATGACCGTCTAACAAAAGACATGGAAACGTATAGCGAGGAAATCAAGATGTGCCGGAAAGCCGTGGCCAACATAATGGTTTACATGAATTTCACCTTACTAAACACGCAACTTCTCCCGGGTGGTTTCACTCGAATCAGCGGGGAAAACACGAGTTCCTTGTACAAATACCAAGAAGAAGACTTGAAAAAGATATTCCGGCGTAACGGTTTCGATCAGCTTGATGTTATCGTGGAATATTTCATGAAGAACCTGGAACGTTTCCCTGAATTCAAAACATCAGACTATTACATTTCCGGGCAACACGAAGTAATACCGGATCGTTTCGTGTTCTCGAAATTTTACAAAACAATATCACACGTCGTTTTCAAACACCTTCAACCATTCATCCACCGGGCTATCGACCTGGACATCTCTCCCATCATCACCATAAACGAGACGGTCTTGCAAGATACCAACCTTTTACAACTGATTCGCCCGATCGTGGTTTACCTTGCCGTGGCTTACGCCATCGAGGATTCGGGGGTGAATATTGATGAAACGGGGGTCTGGCTTGAAAACAAGATTCCCGCAGACGGAATTATCGAGAGAAACCCGTTATCGAAAGAGACAAGCGATGCCTTGGTCACTCGATATCGAGAACTCGCCTCCCGGTACATGGATCGTCTCACGAAAGAAGTTTCCGGGGTATCGGAAAACATTAACGTGTACGCTAGGGATAACAAGAACAAGAAAACTATTTGGGTATAAACCAAAATATCATGAACGACATCAAGATAACATATCATCGTTGGTTCCGGGAAAAGAGCATTGAAACGACTTTCCCATCATGTTGGTCCGAGATGACACCAAGACAATTCCTTGCCTTAACATCTCGCCCGGATGATCATGAATTACTTGCCGTCATGCTGGATATACCCAAGCGAATCGTGAAACGTTTATCATTATTGCAGATCCACGAGCTGGCCAACCTTTTTGATTTCATAAAACGAGATCAAAAAGTCTCGTCTTTCTCTTTAACTACCCTGCGAATCCCGAAAGCGGGAATCTTTCATTCCCCGAACCCCAAACTGCAAGAAATGCCATTCATGCAGTTCGTTTACGTGGATACTTTTTACATGAGTTATGCAGTTGATCCACGTTTCGAAACACTATGTAAACTTGTATCTTACCTGTATTCTCCTAAAACCGGTTTCAACAAAATAACAGCAGACGCTAACATAGACAAGATAAGAAAACTCGACAAAAAGACACTAGAGGCAATCTCCTTAAACTACGGGCTTGTCAGGAAATGGATCACGGAACGTTACCCCCTCGTTTTCCCGAAACACTCTAACACGAGAAAAAGTCACGACTCTTCCTGGCTTGACGTGTTCGACAATATTGTCGGGGACGATTTAAAAGACCGGGATAAATACGCCGAAGTTCCCGTGAACGCCGTCTTCAGGTTCATAACGAAAAAAATCAAGGAGGGAAGAAAATGAAACAGGAATATTCTGATATAGCGAACTATTTCCAAGACTTGGCACAAAAGCACAAGGAAATAAAAGAATTCAAACGTTACGAGTTAGATGAACTTCTTTCAAACGCCATGTTCACGAGTTACCCGGCCCTCGTGCTAGAGGGATTTGACTTCGACTTTTCCGGCTCCTCTCCTGACAACGTGTTAAAAAACCGGACAGGTGGGTTCAATATAGTGCTCCCCTGCAACATCAATAACGCGGAGGAAAGAACACAAACCCTTGATCACCTCGAAACGATCGGGGACCAATTTATCATGAAAATAGCGAAAGACAAGAAAGAGCGTCACCCCTTGCTCACCACTTTCGACCTGTCTTCCATCGAAGGTATTCATTTCGCGAACCCGGCTCACGGGATCGTGTTTTGTCGTTACACCTTCACGCTAAGAACAAAAATTGTAGAGGACTTATCAGTATGGGAGTAGAATTATTAAAGATACCGGCTAAACTTTCCCCTTCGGGGAACCCCATGAATTTTAAAGTTCGGGCAGGCAATTATGCCATTGAAGAACACCGCCTCACGGCACAAATTCAAATCGAAACGGTTCCCGATAGTGGAGTTTTTCATGCCTTACCCGTCATGAACTTGGACCCCGATGAAACGGGAGTGGCAGACTTGGATGTTAGCACGATTATTCACCGAAGGATGCGAACAGAACTACCCGCTTTCGAGGATTCACGTGTCACTCGCCTTCTAAAATCAACGATCCGTTACAAGATTCTATTCTCGGAATATTACGGGGAACAATCAGTGATGAAAGAAACAAGTATTTTAACCGCTATAAAATGTCGCTTGAATTTCTATAATTATCCCCTCGAAACAATCGAGGATTACATCATTCAAGGCAAAAACTACTTGTCTCATCGCCCGGAAGTAATTGAAACTCGCCCAGGGGAAATTCATTATCTCGTGGTATTAACCCTGTTTCCGGACACTTACACGACAAAACTATCTGCCCGGTATTCGGATGGAACTGAAAACACGATAGACTTGCATACTTTCACCTCTGTCACGGAATACAACGTGTTCGCCATCCCGTCTGGATTGAAACACTTGAACCTCGCGAAAACAGGTGTTTCACTTGTTTCTTACACTATATGGGTTGAAAATTCTTCTCACGAGATCGCTTTCAAGAAAATAACATTTAACGTGTTGCCCGGCAACCCGGCAAACCGTTGTTTCTTGTTTGGAAATATACTCGGGGGTATTGATACCATAATCACGGAAAATCAATCCGATTCACTGAAAGTGGAACGAGAAGCCTTCCAAAAATACCTGCCCATGGATTACAAGGCAAATAGTTACAACATCACGACATTCGTGTCCGGGTACACGAACACTTTCGAGGCCTCGACCGGGTATATCAGCCGAAAATTAGCAGAAGTATGCAAGGAAATGGCCATCAGTGAAACCGTGTTCCTTGTGGGGAAAAAATCTTTCATCGCTATCAATATAGATAAAGGAACTTTTGATATTGCTAACGACAAGGAAGATCTTCAATCATTCACGTTCAAGTATTCCCCGGCATTTGAAAAAGACTTGATATTCCTTTCTGTCGGTGCAAGCGAATCTTATTCAAATAACGATTATAACGAAGATTATGACTAGTTTGGAAGAATTAAAACAATTAATAAACTATATCCATCGTCGATTACCAGATGAAGAGAAAATCGATGCAGCGGAACATAATCGTATCCTCAAAACTCTTGTTGACTCGCTGGCAGGGATCGGTGCAAACGTGTTTCTAGGTGTTGCCACTCCCGAGACCATACCGGAACAATCCCCGGCCACAAAATGTTTTTACCTTGCAACAAAGAAAGGGAATTACCCACATTTCGGGGATCTAACCATAAACAGTCCCCTCGCAGTAATCTACTGGAACGGCTTTGACTGGGAAAAACATGAAATCGAAGTTTCTGTAAACGTAAATGTAGACATTAATGATTTCGTTGATTTAAGTAATTTCGCTAAATTAACGGCAGATAACGAGTTTGTTGGAAATCAAAAAATAATAGGCTCTCTCGAAATTGGAGAAACTCGGGGAAAACTTCGTCCAGCAGTAACCCGCAACAGAGAAATGGATGATGGTAATGCAACTGTATGGGATGACTTATTGAAAGTAATCAAGACTGTTAAACAAGTACCCGATTCAAAACTATTTAATGAACACGCTTGGGAAGATTGGTTTAATCAGGCACTTCGTACTTTCGATGATGTGAAATTTAAGAGTCTTCAATCCACAGAATTCGAAACCAAGGTAAAAGGATGGATAATAGACGCCATGGGTGATGCGGAATTCCGTAAACTAATCCTTCGGGAAGGTTTCAAAACGGCGGATTTCATTCCCGGGGTTGTCGGTTCTGGTACAGGTATGGTTGGGACGGAAGATTTCACTACTGGGAAATTGACGGTACGGAATTACATGGAAGTGATGGCACTTGCCGTGGCGCGGGTATTCTGGCGTGGAGGTCGGGACGTGCATTCTCCATCAGGGATGAAGGTCAACAAGGTGGAGGAATATGACGATTACTGGCGTTGTTACATGGAAACTTCCGAGGGACAAAAGAACACTTGCACGATCGGGGCGCAGATGCGTTGTGACAAGTACGGGGATGGCAAGGAAAAATATTACTGGAACCTTGTAATGGGTATCGGGGAGGATTACATAGACTTGTCGAAGACTGACCGTGATGGTGTTGACGTGCCGGAGGTGGGGGATGAACTGGCGCAGTTCGGGCACCGTACAGACCCGAATCTCTCGTGGATCCTTGTTATTTCATCCATGATGGAAGACGCCGGGATGACGATGTACGCCGGGGTGAATAGTTACACGCTATCGGGAAAATGGGCTATTAGCATGGGTAAAGACCCGAAGGGGAGTAACCGGGTGGGAGTATTCACGAAAAACGGGGAGTTCTCTGATATTATCGAGGGGTTGGAGGAAAAAATTCAAGACGCCATAGTCAAAACCATAGACATAACCGCTTCCTCGCAAGTGTTTAAATACGGTCCCGGTTTCACTGGAAACCCGATCCCGGCAACGATAACATTGACAGCGATGGCCTCGAAGATCGCCCCCGAATCCTACCAGTGGCAATTTTTACACGGTACGGGTTGGGTAAATATTGAAAGCGCCACGAAAAAAACGTTGGATGTCATGCCGGGAGACCCGGTGTTATTCCCTTCCGGTACTAACGTGAGGTCGTTCCGGTGTGTTTGTAACGGGGACGAGAGTTTCACGGACGTGTTCACGCTGGCGAAGTTGGCCGACGGGGCCGCGGGAAAACCCGGCACGGACGGGAAGGGAATATCATCCACGGCCGTTACCTATCAAGCATCCACGAACGGTACCACCGTTCCCACCGGGACGTGGGAAACCACTATCCCTTCCGTGTCGGCCAATCAATACTTGTGGACTCGCACGATCATCACCTACACCGATGGCACGACAAGCACT